AGCCCGCTGCACCCGCCCAGCCCGCGCCACCGCCGCAGGGGGCGGAAAACCCGTTCCTGCAGTACGTTCAGCCGCCCGCCCCTGCCCCGCAGGCAGCGCCGCAGCAAGCCCCGCAGGCCCCGCAGGCGCCCGCTCCGCGCACGAACATGGAGCAGCTGGGCCTCGGCACCCGGGCGACCGTTCAGGGGCTCCTAGGGCTTCCTGGGCTCGTCTACGACGTAGCCGGTATTCCGTTCAACTTGGCATCAAATGTGCCGGGCCTTGGATGGATGCGCATCAATCCAGCCGCAAAAAATGTTTCGGATGCCCTGACTGCAGCCGGACTGCCAGAACCCCGCGACGCGGGCGAGCGGATCATGGGAGCGGCGATCCAAGGCGCGGCCGCACTGCCGACAGGGTACGGCGTCGGCGGCGCGGTGCGGCAAATGGCCGGGGCCGCCGGGCAGCGGCTGGCCGATGTCCTGCAGGCCGCGCCCGTGCAGCAGGCGGTCATGGGTGCCACGGGTGGCGCGGGATCGCAGGCGGCGCAGGAGGCCGTGGGGCCAGAAGCGAGCCCAACCGCGAAGGCCGTCGCCGGGGTCGCTGGCGGCCTTGCCGGTGCGGCTGTCCCGGCAGCCGTGTCCGGGCTTGCGCGCCGCACCTTCGGCACCGTCGCGCCCGCGCCGGGCGTTCCGACCGCCAAGGAAACGAAGCAAGCCGCGCAGCGCGCCTACAAGGCCGCCGACGAGGCTGGCGTCATCTTCACGCCCGGTGCCGCCAAGCGCCTTCGCGAGGACATCGCGGAGCAGCTGTCGGACTTCGGCTACAACCCGGGCAACCAGCCCGGCACCGCGAACGTCCTGAAGGAAATCGACCGCATCCAGGACAACGTCTTCGCGTTCAAGGAGCTGGAGAACATCCGCAAGCAGGCGCTGAAGGTCGGCGGGCCGATGAACGAGTCCGATCGCGTCGCGGCCCGCAAGATCGTCAACTCCATCGATGATCTGGTGAAATCCCCGCGCGTCGGGACGTCGATCTTCGACAACGATGTGATCGCAGGCCCGGTTGCGCAGGCGGCAGGCATCAAGACTGACGTCGCGACTGCGTCGAAGATGATCTCCGAAGCCAGGGCGGCGTGGTCGCGCCTGATGAAGCACGGCGAGATCGCCGATGCCATTGAGCGCGCGCAAGCCAACGCCGCTACGGCGGGATCTGGCGCGAACCTCGAAAACACCATGCGCCAGGCCCTCAAGTCGGTGATGTTGAACAAGGAAGCTACGCGCGGCTTCACGCCCGATGAAATGAAGGCGCTGAAGAGTGCGGTCGAAGGCGACCTCATCCAGAACACCTTGCGCTTGTTTGGAAAGGCCGCGCCGACCGGCGTCGTCAGCGGCATTCTCAGCGGCGGCGGCGGCGCCGCAGTTCTTGGCCCCGCTGGCGCAGTTGCGGTTCCGGCTGCGGGTTATTTGTCAAAGCGCGCCGCCGATCAGATGGAGCGCGAAAAAGCGCAACGCCTTCTTGATCTCATCCTCTCCGGCGGTCGCGCGTCAAATCTGCCGCCAGCCTCGACGCCGCGTGGCAACATCCCGGCGCTTATCAACATCCTGCAGCAAGGGGTCTCCCCATGAGCTTCAACGGCTCCGGCACCTTCCAGATCAACACCGCGGGCCAGCCGGTCGTCGCGGGTACAGTCATCACGGCCACGGCCTTCAACGCCCTGACCGCTGACCTCGCCACTGGCCTCTCGACCTGCATCACCAAGGACGGCCAGACCACGGCGACCGCCAACATCCCGATGGGCGGCAACAAGCTGACCGGGCTCGGGGCGGGAACTGCAGCAACCGACAGCGCGCGCCTCTCGCAGGTCCAGGGCAGCGTTGTCTCCCTGCTTGGCGTCACTGGCATTGACACCATCGCCGCCGCTGCGTCGCCGCAGCTCACGGCATACGCCACCGGGCAGATGTTCTGGTTCGTCGCGGCAGGAACCAATACCGGAGCGACGACGCTCAACATCGACGCGCTCGGCGCGAAGAACATCACGCGAGGCACGGCGGCGCTTGCGGCCGGCGACATCGTCAGCGGCGCGATCGCTCTGGTGGTCTACGACGGCACGCAGTTCCAGCTTCTGTCGATCACGCGCTCGATCCAGACCAACGGCACCATCGCCTCGGCGGCCACGACCAACATCGGCGCGGCAAACGCCGAATACCTTGCGGTCAGCGGCACGACGACGATCACCGCCTTCGACAACGTGGTGGCGGGCATCTACCGGGTGCTCAAGTTCGACGGCGTCCTGACGCTGACCTACAACGCCACGTCGCTGATCCTGCCCGGCACGGCCAGCATCACGACGGCGGCTGGCGACGCGGCGGGCTTCGTGTCGCTCGGCTCGGGGAACTGGCGCTGCGAGTGGTATCAGCGCGCCAATGGTGCGCCGGTAGGGGTGGTGCCGATCGCCAACGGCGGCACCGGCAGCACGACGGCTTCGGCCGCACGCGCGGCGCTCGCCGTTCCCGGCTTGGCGGATGTGAATTCGTTCACCGCCGGCAACCGGGGCGCCGTGTCTGCCCTGACAGATGCGGCGACAATCACGGCCGACTTCGCTGTGGCTAACAACTTCTCGCTGACGATCGGCGGAGCCCGCACCCTGGCGAACCCGTCGAACCAGACCGCGGGCCAGTCGGGCGCGATCGTGATCACGCAGGACGGCACCGGCGGCCGAACGCTGGCCTACGGTTCGAACTGGAAGTTCGCAGGAGGCACCGCGCCGACCCTGACGACAACCGCCAACGCCGTCGACGTCCTGGTCTACTACGTCGAGAGCGCGAGCCGCATCACCGCGGCGATGCTCAATGACGTGAAGTGACGCCATGATCGTCCCCGGTTCCGCATCGCCTCTGCTGCTGGCGTCAAGCGCTGGCTACCAGATCGCCAACTCGCTGCGCTTTAGGTCGAGCAACAGCGCCTACCTGTCGCGCAGCTTTGGCAGCCCGACATCCAACATCAAGTGGACTTGGTCTGGCTGGATCAAGCGTGGCGCGCTGGGATCGCAGCAGATATTTTGTGGTGGAGACGGGTCGAGTAACAATTTCTTTGCTGTCACTTACACCGCCAGCGACACAATCCAGATCTCGCAGATAGCTAGTGGCGCGTACAACGTGCAGATGGCGACGACTGCCGTCTTTCGTGACCCAAGCGCGTGGTACCACCTCGTCGTGATCTACGACAGCGCCAACGCCACCAGCACAGACCGCATCCAGATCTACGTCAACAACTCGCGACAGACTGTCAGCTATTCAACGGGTCCGTTTGGCGCGTCCACCGCATGTCAATGGAATGTGTCGGGCCGCACTCACTACCTGAGAAGGCTGGACTATGTTGCGCTCTATGGAGACATGTACGCAGCCAACGAGACGTTCATCGACGGCCAAGCCCTGACGCCCTCCAGCTTCGGCCAGACCGACGCCACGACCGGCGTATGGGTGCCGAAGGCGTACAGCGGCACCTATGGCACCAACGGCTTCTATCTGAAGTTCGCGGACGCCTCTGCCGCCACCGCTGCCGCCATCGGCAAGGATAGCTCTGGCAACGGCAACAACTGGACGCCCAGCGGCATCTCGGTGACGAGCGGCGTGACGTTCGACCAGATGACGGACACGCCGACGCTGAACTATCCGGTGTTGAACCCGCTGGATCTCAGCGGCACGACCGGAACCTACTCGGCGGCCAATCTGAATTACACGAAGGGAACGGCTGGCAACGCGCAAGCCTACAATTCCATCACGATGTCGTCTGGCAAGTGGTACTGCGAGGTGACGATGGGTGCGGACATTGCCGAGTTTGTTCCGGGCATCATTGCCGGTTCGGCCAACGCCGGAGCCAACCGATACCTTGGTCAGGACACCTTCACGTACGCCTACTACTACGATGGTCGAAAAATCAATGCGGCTTCGTTCAGCGCCTACGGCAGCAGCTACGTCGCTGGCGATGTCATCGGGATCATCCTCGATGCCGACAACGGGAAACTTTACTTCTCCAAGAACGGCACGGTGCAGAACAGCGGCGATCCTGTCGCTGGGACTAATGCTGCCTTCACAGGGCTGACGGGGCCGTATCGTTTCGCGGTGTCTTCGGAGTCTGGCGGCATCGGCGATTTAAACTTCGGCCAGCGCGCCTTCTCCTACACGCCGCCCACCGGCTTCAAGGCGCTGAACACCCAGAACATCGCATCGTCTGCGGTGACCACCAGCGGCTCCTTCACCGGCAATGCCGCTGCTGACGGCCCGTTCATCTGGGCCAACGGCAACCCCGCCACGCTGACGATCAACGGCAATGCCGTGACGTTCGGCACGCACGCTGACAAGACGGCTGGCGGCTTCAAGCTGCGAACCTCGTCGGCCTCGTACAACACGAGCGGGACCAACAACTGGACCGCGACCGCCGGCAATCGTTTCGTGCAGAGCAAGAAACCCAATAACGCCCAGGTGAACCCATGAGGTACGCTCTCCCCGACGGCCAGACCGTCCGCATCGACCAGGAGTTCGAGATGGGTGGCGTTCGCTACCCGTCGAACTGGCTGACGCTGATGACCCCAGCAGAGCGCACGGCGTTCGGAGCGATCGAGCTGCCGGAGCCGCCGGAACAGGTCACGCCCTACGTCCCGACGCCCCTCGACGAGATCCGCAATCTGGAGGCCCTGATCACGCCGCGCCGGTTGCGCGAGGCCGTGCTTACGCCGGAGGGCAAGGCTTGGCTTGAGGGCATCGAAGCTCAGATCGTGGCGCTGCGGCCCGCAAAGCCCGTTGATGGAGGCGCGCCGTGAACGAGCACGCAAAGAACGCCATCGACGCAGCGTCTTTCGGAACGGCTGTTGCCACCGTGGCCGGATGGCTGCCTTCTGTCGCCGCGATCTTCACTATCGTTTGGACGGGCATCCGCATCTACGAGACCAAGACGATCCAGCACCTCGTCGAGCGGTTTCGGAAGTCCGTTGGATGAACGATGGAAGCATTGGAGGCCGTTCTTAAGCTCTGGCCGCTTGCCATCGGGTTCATCACGCTCGTGATCGTGCTCGCCAAGCTCGACCAGCGCGTCTTGGTCATCGAGGAGAAGGTCAAGGCGTTGTTCGACCTCTGGAACAAGAAGGGATGACCATGGACCTGCTCAAGATCGTCGGTGCGGTAGCGCCAACCCTTGCGACCGCCATCGGCGGGCCGCTCGGCGGCATGGCGATGCAGGTCGTCTCCAGCGTGCTGGGGCTTCCAACCGACAGCAGCGAGAAGGACGTCGAAAAGGCGCTAAAGCAAGCAACGCCGGAGCAGCTTCTCGCGCTCAAGCAGGCGGACAACGACTTCGCAGTCCGCATGAAGGAACTCGACATCGACCTTGAGCGCATTGCCGCGTCTGACCGCGACAGCGCCAGGCGGCGCGAAGCACAGGTTCGCGACTGGATGCCGCGCGTGCTGGCGTTCGTCGTCGTGGCCGGGTTCATGGCGACGGTGTTTCTCGTCCTGCTTGGCTATGTCGACGGGATGAAAGACCCCCTCATGGCGACGACGGTCGGAACCCTGATCGGCTTTGTCAGCGCCAAATGCGAGCAGGTCGTGGCCTACTACTTCGGCTCCAGCAGCTCGTCGCAGCAGAAGACCCAGCTCCTGGCCGGAGGGCAGAAATGAGCGAGGGCAACTGGCCGGCGGCGCTCGCAGCCGTCCTTCGGCACGAGGGACTGTGGTCGGACCATCCGGCAGATCCCGGAGGCGCGACCATGAAGGGCATTACGCTTGCCACCTTCCGCGAAGCGCGCGGCGCCGATCGAACGAAAGAGGATCTTCGCGCCATTAGCGACGCAGATGTCTCCGACATCTACCGCAAACGCTACTGGAACGCGGTACGCGGCGACCAGCTGCCGGCGGGTGTCGACCTCTGCGTGTTTGATCTGGCCGTGAACAGCGGCCCCGGTCGCGCGGTTCGCCTGCTCCAGCAGGCGCTGGGCGTCAATGCCGATGGATCGATTGGTCCCAAGACGCTCGCGGCCGCCCATGATGCTGATGCCTTGACGGTGATTGGCCAGATCTGCGACTTGCGGCTGGCGTTCCTTCGATCCCTGCCAACTTGGCCGACCTTCGGCAAGGGCTGGTGGGCGCGCGTCGAGAACGTCAGGAAGGAAGCGTCCTCGCTCGCGCGTCATCCTTCGCAGGAATAGACCGCCTCCGACCGGCGCAGCTTGCGCCACTCCAGCTTGGTCGTGAAGGACTTGTCGCGGAACAGGACGCGGTTGGTCGGCTGGATGGTCAGGCGACCGCCATCGGTTCGCAGGAACATGAACTCCTTCGCCTGCGCCGGCGCGTGTGTGTAGGCGTCACCGACCGGGATGGCCGTGAACAGGTATTCCGCGCCCAGCTCGTCGTCGGCGGCGCGCACGATGCCGTCGAGGCCGTCGAGGTAGTCGTAGACATGCAGCGAGAACTGCGAGCCGTAGCAGTCCCATGTCTGCGCGTCCGCGATCGTCCAGGGCGGCGGGTCGACGCAGAACGCGAGCGCGTGGGGCGGGAGGTCGCGATAGACCGCCCCGCATTCAAGCAGCACCGTGCAGCCCCATGCTCGACCAGGATGGCTGTGCAAGCCGAACCAGACCGCAGGGAACCATTCGTCGGCGCCGAAGCCGATGAAAGCGCCGCAGACCGAAACGTACTGATGGCGCGGCAGGCTGCCGCTGGCGGTGAAGAGCGTCATCGCAACGCCATCGTGATCGTGATGGCCCACAAGGCGACGTAGCTCGTGACCGCGACGACGGCGGCGATGGTGTGGAGGCTCATGGCTTGGCCTCCTCATGCAGGCGCTCCAGCCCAACCGGTCGCCTCTCTTCGCGGTCGAACGCGAGGACATCAAGCTTCTGCATGGCCTGACGCACGAAGTGGCACATGTCGGCAGAGCCGTTCATGTGGAACCTCCCGGTTTTCATTGCAGCGCCAAGAGTGGTCAGGAACTCTCGCGCTGCGGCTTTCAACGCGTCTCGCTCAGAGCGCAGACGC